TGCCGATTCAGCAGCGACAGAGCAAGACTCGCATTCAGTTGCGGCGGTCAGTGTGTCATGGTGCATGGCCGCGAGGGAAAAGCCGACTGGCGGACAAGTCAATTCGAGTCGGGCACGGCAACGAAATCGACAAATGGGTGCAGGAATCGACCAGCACGGAAGGCGATCCGCTGGAGCGATTCCGGAAACGCGGGGCGGAATTCCCGGACAGAAAGTTTGTGTTGGAGTCAACGCCTTCAGTCAAAGGCAAGTCCGCTGTGGAATCGGGATTGCTGCAGTCCACAAATCACCGCTATCACGTCCCATGTCCGCACTGTCACAAATTTCAGACGCTGGAATTCGGAGACGGCAAAGCACCGGGCGGCATATTCTTCGACCGTTTGCCGTCTGGTCAGTCTGATGCAGATCTCGCACGCAAGACTGCTCACTATGTCTGCCGGTGGTGTGAGGGCCGCATTGACGACATGCAGCGACCGTGGATGATGATGCGTGGCGTCTGGGTCCCGGCAGGTTGTGAGGTCGACCATGAGCGAGCAATGGACGCACGCAATTTGCCCCACGATGATGCGTCGTGGTTGCGTGGTGAGCCGCTGCGGTGGGGATCTGATTACGGGTGCCAGATCAGCGTTTTCTATGCTTTGTTCCACGGTTGGGGCCAAATCGCGGCGGATTTCGTGCAAAAGTGCAAAAACCCGACGAAATTGAGGCAGTGGGTGAACGAAGATAAGGGCGAAACATGGGAGGCGCGACGCACAAAAACGACGCCAGAACGCATCGGGCAGCGGCTGAAAACTGAGATCCCCCGCGGTGTTGTCCCGGATTGGGGCCGATTGGTGACGGTCACAATCGACCAACAGGCCGCAGAGGGCGGATTTCGGCTGTATGTGGTGCTGGCACATGGCAACGACTGGCGGGCGCACGTGGTGGACTACGGACTCACGCAGACGTTGGAGGAAGTCTGGCAACAAGCCGTCACCCGGACGTATCAGCACGCAGACGGAGGCAACGACATCACGGTGCACGCAGTTGCGGCTGATTCAGGGTGGGCAACCAAACAAACTTATGACTGGTGCAACCTTCATGCTGGGGCTGTACCGTGCAAGGGTGCCAACCATGACCTCGGAGGCAAGCCGCACAAGCTAAATGCGGTCGAGACTGGGGACCATGCGGGGCAAATGCTGCTGACGGTCGCAACGGACTACTGGGAAACAGACCTGCAGGCACGACTGGACGACCGCGAGCCGGGCACCGCAGAGGCCTTGACGCTGTGCGCGGGGGCCGATCGGGACATGGAATTTCTTGAACAGCTCTGCAACGCCACGATCAGCGATCGAGTGGACAACCGAGGGAACGCAAAACTGTTGTGGGTAAAGCGAGATGAAGGCGTTCCGAATGACTTTCGGGACGCACTGCGGTATGGTTTGGCGTTGGCGTTGTGTTACGCTGAGGAACACGGCGGTTTTCCGGGGCGGAGTGAAGTCAAAACGAAACGGGCGGTGTTGAATGCAGGCGAGAGACGACCGGACGGCAGGAGTTGGAATGACTAAGCACCGCAAATCACAACAGCCTTCGCCAAAGCCGCGGCAGGAGCCAGCAGCTCCTGCTGAGCGAGAGATCGAGGCATATCGACGCTGTCCGGTCTGCTGGAATGGTCGCGGTGGGTATGGTGTCGCCTATTCGACGCAGGGCAGTGTGAGATATTACAAGTGCTGCAAGTCGCGAAACATCGACGGACTGGGGCCGTGCGGGCATACGTGGTCTGTGCGTGTTGTGTTGTCGTCGGTAGTGGTGGAGTCACGGCAGGTATTTCTGGACGGCCAGCGGTAATTGGTAGTGTTGGTAGTGCGGTGGTGGTGCAAAATGCCGGACACTGCACACCATGACGGACGCCAACGACCTACTGGCCGCCACCAACGCGGCAATCCTGAATTGCCTGACCGCACAGAGCTATTCTGTCGCCGGTCGCGCCAAAGCCATGGCGCAGCTTAAGGACCTGCAGGCATTCCGGCAGCAGTTGATGGACGAGATCAGCAACGGCAGCACCAGTTCTGGCGGGATGGCCACGCTCCTGAGTATGCAGGAGGCCACGATATGAACGCACTGGATCGGCTGATTTCGTACCTGTCGCCTTCGCTGGCACTGCAGCGAATGGCTGCGCGTGCATCGCTCCAGCAGATTGCCCAACTGACCGGCACGCCACGCGGTCCCTATGCAGCGGCAAACGTGACGCGATTGAATGCGTTGGCGCAGCCTGTGACGAAAGAGAATCAGGTTTCCGGAAGCCGGGTTGACTCGCTGCGGTCGCAGTCGTGGGATCTGTTTCGCGACAATCCATCCGCCCGCAAGATCGTGCGAACGATCGTGTCGAAAGTCGTCGGTGCGCGGGGCATGATGCCGGAGTCGCTGGCGATGAACGCCGACGGTACGCCGAATGTGGCGTTTCGCGAAAAGGCACAGGAACTGTGGCAGCGGATTCAGAGCGGATTTGATTCACGAGGATTGCCCGGACGCGGTGGTTCAACGTTCGCGCAGCTTCAGAAATTGGCACTCCGGGCCACAATTCTCAGCGGCGATACGTTGTATCGACTGGTCCCAATTGACGAGGCCAAACGCCGACGGCATGACCTGCCGATTCCAATGACGCTGCAAATGATTGACGCCTGCAGATTGGCCGACGAGTCCGAGATTGTCCGCACTGACATCCCGGAAGGCCACAGCATTTATCGCGGGATTGAGCTGAACGCCGACGGTGAACGTGTGGCGTATCATGTCCGCATTCAACCGGCATGGGCGTCTGCAAATCAGGTGGGCAACGTTCGACGGTTCACCGTGGATCAGATCGGGCATTTGTTTTGCGAGGAGGACATCGACCAACTGCGAGGTATTCCGTGGTTTGCTGCCGCGTTGGTCAAGACACGCAACACTGAGGATTTGGACTACAACGTTCTGAAGGCAACGGCGATGGCCGCGTGCATCGTGGGGACGTACAGCAAGCCGACTGGAGCCGCACGGGTTGGGCTGGCTGCTGGCGTTACTCCGGTTACATCGTCGATTGACGGGTCAGACCTGACTGACGCAGACGGAAACACGGTCACGAAGATTCAGCCGGGTATGATGCTGAATGTCGGGAAGGACGGCAAGTTTGAACTGTTGTCACCCAGTCAGCCAAACATGAACCCCGAAGGATTCGTGCAGCACCTGCAGAGGCAAACAGCCAGCGCATTCCCCGGTGTGAAGTCCTCCACACTGACCGGCGACTACCGCAACAGCTCGTTCAGCTCCGAGCGATCGGCTGACAACGACGCATGGCCGGAATTGCACGACGTTCAAGAATGGTTTGCATCGTCATTCTGTCAGCCGATTTATGAGGCGGTGATTCGTGCCGGCATCTTGTCGAATTTCTTTGACGGCATTGTGTCAGCAGCAGAATTCCAAGCCGAGCCGGGCCGCTATTCGGTGGCCAAATGGCAGGGTCCGATTGCCCTGTCCATCAATCCAAAAGACGATGCAGAGGCAGCAGCGGCACGAATCCACGCAGGACTGAGCAGCCTGCAGATGGAGGCGGCAAAAGTGAACACAAACTGGCGGGACGTGCTGAACGACACCGCCGAGTTGTACGCAATCGCAGAGGCCAAGGGCATACCGCCCGAGGTTGTGAACAACATTCTGGGCGTGGATACCGCCGATCAGATTGCCGTTGCACAGGCGAACGCAGACGCAGCAGCACCAGCAGAACCACGCAGTGCGAAACACGAGGTGAAACATGTCACGACGGTCTGAGGCATTGGCAGGGTCGATGCAGAATCCGGGCTTCCGTTCGCTGGACGTGCGGGCGAAAACCTTCAGCGAAGATGGCCGCAGTGTTGAGGCTGTTATCAGCACCGAAACGCCGGTATTGATGCCGGATTGGTCACGGATGGAAATGGTCTCCGAGGTGCTGTTGAGCAAAGGGGCTGAGTTTCCGAAGTCCCGACAGATCCCGTTTCTGGACAGCCACAACCGCTACAGCGTCAAGGATCAGTTGGGCAGCGCAAGGGCTATCACAGTCAACGAATCTGACATCACAGCAACGCTGGTCTTCGGGAAATCGGCGAGCGGTGAGGACGCATTGAGCAGTGTTCGTGATGGTCACATCACGGATGTTTCCGTGGGCTATGAGGTCCTGAAAAAAACATACGTGCCGGACGGCACAACGAAAACGATTGCGGGCCGCGAATTTACGGGGCCGGTAAACGTGGTGACGAAATGGCGACTGCGGGAAGTCTCGTTGACTCCCATTGGAGCAGACGCACAAGCAAAGCTGCGGGGACTCGATCCGGAATCCAGAACTTCGCGCTTTGCTGGTCTCACGTGGGATGCCAGCAGAATACACCGATGAGCAGGCGCAGCGGTGGCTGATTGACAACGCCAGCAAGCTGGGCGAACAGAAGCCACAGCCACAGCCCGCACCAGAGCCGCAGCGATCTGCACCGCCTGCAGTCAACGCCGATCAGTTGGCCAGCATGGTGGCAGAAGCCACCCGCAAGGCGATTGCCGAAGCCAACCAGCAGCGAGACGCCTTCGAGGCCGACGTGCGTTCACTCTGCGAACTGGCCGGTCTGCCCTACGAATTCGACAACGCTCGCAAGTGTGCCGACACCGCAGCAGTTCGCAAGCACTTGCAAGACGCGAAGGCCAAGGCCAGCGAATCGCTGCCATACGGCAACGTGCGAGTTCTCAGCACCGGCATGGACCGTCTGCGCGGCGATCTGCAATCGACACTGATTGCCCGTGCCGCTGAGTCAGCATTGGGCGGGCACAGCGAGAAGGTGGGCAAATACGTCACCGCCGAACAGCGGAATGCGGCTGCACCGTTCCGTCACGCCACACTGCTGGACATGGCCACAGAGTACGTGCGGGCGCAGGGCATCAATACGCTGGGCCTGACCCGCGAACAGATTGCACAGTGTGCAATGTTTGGTCCGCAGGTTGCCGGGATTCGTGGGCTGCGGACTGACGTTCCGTTGCACACCACAGGCAGCTTTGCCAACCTGACGCTGGATGCGATCAACAAGTCCATGATGATCGGCTATCAGGAAGTCCCGGCAACGTGGCGGGGTCCGATGCGTCAGGGCGAATCGGTCGCCGACTTCAAGACGATTCATCGGCTGCGGTTGGGTGGCATTCCGAATCTGCCGGTGTGGAACGATGCTGCTGATCCGGATCGTGCCAGCATGGCCGACGCACGCGAATTCTACGCGGTCGAATGCCGTTCGTTGGGTGTTGATTTCAGCTATAAGCTGATTGTAAACGATGACATGTCCGCATTGACCCGCGTTCCGCTGGGTCTCGGTGACTCAGCAGCCCGCACCGTCAACGCCGTGGCGTGGTCGCAGATCACCAGCAACGCGGCACTGTCCGACGGCGTGGCTCTGTTCTCGGCTGCAAGCGGAGCACGCAAGCAGAAGAACTTGGAAACGGGGTCCATCACCAACTACACCACAGCGATCAACTTGCTGACCCAGAACATGATGGTGATGCGTGGCGAGAACACGCCGGAAGGCAATCAGGGACCGGATATTTTGTCGCTGATGCCGCGATATATCGCATTCCCCGCAGCCTTGCGTGGAACGCTCCTGCAGTTGCTCAACAGCGAAAGCGATCCGAGCAGCACCAACAGCGGCGTGCGAAACATCAACACCGGGCTTGTGCCGATTATCGAACCGCTGCTGGACGCAGACAGCACAACCGCATGGTACTTGTTTGCCGAGCCGTCACGAATCGACACTGTCGAAGTGACATTCCTGCAGGGTCAGGAAACGCCGCAGGTTCGATCCGTGTTGAGCGAGGAAAAGCTGAGCATGACGTACTATGTGCTGCAGTCGGTTGGGGCGAAGGCACTTAACCATCGCGGGATTCAGAAACACGCCGGAGCGTGATGAATCCGGTTTGCGTGATTGATGCGGGGGAGTCGCGTGATTCCCCCGCCCTTTTGAGGTCTCTGTTCGTCAATAGCGAAGGAGCACAGTTAAGATGATGACACGTGGAACAAAGCAGTTTGTGGACTTGTTCGACCGGGCGCAGGTGTTCAGCGCAACGCCTGGCCAGAATGGTTGGACCATTGCCGACACCAGTTCAGCTGGCACGCCAACGTATCTGTGCGTCACTGAGGACGGCGGAGCGGCTGCCCTGACGTTGGCCGCAACCAGCGAAGCCGAGAACGTCTGCCTGTTTTTCAATGACGTGCTGCCGTATGACCTGCGGCAGTTGAAGTATGCGAAGTTCGTGGCGAAGGTCGCTGCCGTTGATTCGGTTAGCACAATCGTTTTCGGGCTGGCATCTGCCCGCAACGATACGCCCGACAGCGTGGCGTACAACGCTTGGTTTCGTATCGAAGGATCTGCGAGCACGTCGAACGTGGTTGCGGAAACCGACGATGCGACAACCGACAACGATGACAAGGCAACCGGCCAGACTCTGGCAGCCGTTTACAAGACCTTCATCATCGACTTT